CCGACGGGTACTGGGATTAATGCTGATGTAGCTTTGACTGAGGACGATTTGATGTCTCAGGAGGTTGTTGGCGCTGCTGGTCAGGAATATGCGGACAGTTTGCCTGCTTTCAGCTATGACTTCACAGCGGATGACACTCCGACTGGTATCACGAGCACTTTGTCTGGTCGTAATTTGGACGACGATCTAGGGATTGGCGGTTCGGAGGCCACGGTTACTGCTGCGGATCTTTTAAATGACGACATAGAGACGGACAACATTACGACTTATAGTACTCCTGGCGGCGGCGGGGTTACGTTATCGGACGACAACGCTAGGGCTATTGACCAGATTATTAGCGGTGATCGGACTGCTTCTGATTTGCTGGGCGCGAATATTGATTTAGATGCCCCAAAGACTGGGGTTATGGGCGTCGCTACTGACGCTAACGGGGACAAGATCCCTGGTCTGTTTCAGATGAAGTATGATGACGGGACTGTTTCTGAACCTGGCAGTGTTTTTGAAATAGACAAGTTACGCCGAGAGTCACTTGGGGAGACGACACCAGAACCAGAACCTGTTGATCTAAGTTTTGGGTCCCCGCTTCCTGGGGATAATGTGGTTGCGGACGCTAGTGGTTATGCTAACTACACCCCAGAGCAGTTTGTGGCGGAGGCTGGTCCTACGGCTGTGGACATTGTGGCTGCGGCTACTCCTGCTGCGACTACTGAAACTGGTCCCTTTGTTGATGCGTTTGGCACCGCGTACGCTACGCAGGAAGAGGCGGCGCAAGCGGATGTTGACATGAACAACGCTGCGGTGATGGCGAACAACCCGGACTTTGAAGCTCAGTTCCCAGGTGATGTGCCCGAGGGGATGATGACGAATGTGGACACGAGTGGGATTGTTAGTGCAGTTGATCCAGCTTTAGATCTCGTCAAGTCTTTTGCTGTCGGGGTGCCTAGCAACGCTGCTGACATGTTTGGTGGCATTGAAGCTTATGCAAAGTCTGCGCCATACGAAAGCACGAACTATCCTATTTTAACTGGAGTCCAAGAGCTTTACTCAAGAATGAATCCTGAAAAGACTCAAGAGGCTATTTTGTCCGCGGACCCTGCTCTTACAGAAGGCAGATCCACTGTGCAAGGGGCGGGGGCCGTTAAGTCGGGTCTTCAGAGTGCGGCGGACTATTTAACGGAAAGATTCTTTCCTGAAGGGCGGGATCAAGCGGTTGTTACAGGCACAACTCCATCGGAGTTGGCGGTTGAGACTGTATCCGGAGAAGGTGGCGGCACAGGGTTGGCTGGCACAGTTGCCGAAGAAGTCGGTGGCGGCGTCATAGACATTTTAGGAAGTGTTAACTTGCCTGCCAGACTTGCGAGTGCTGGTTTAAACATTGGTGAGCAACTCAGCGGCACAGAAGCTACGACCAGAGAGGCTCTTACTCAGTTGGTTAACAGCGGTGCGTTAGCCGACAACGAAAGATATCAGAAGGTATTAGCGTCTCAAGGCGGAGACGTTGAAAAAGCGATTACTGCGATTACTAGAGCGAACACTTACAGCACTGCTCCACAAACGGCTGGAACAGGGGTATTCGACGCCGCAGTACCTAAATTTGCAAAAGGTTTCTTAGGAACTGCAAAAGACCTCGCCGTTAGATCTCAAATAGAGGGCGGTCAGGAAGTTGCTGAAAGTGCTATCGCATTGAGCGGTTTAAATAATATTCTTAATCTTCCAGAAGACCGGGCTTTACAGCCGTTAAAAGACGCTTCTGGTAACTACGTTATGGGTGCTCTTACGGGTGCCGGGACCAGTATTGTCGCGTCACCAGTTGTTAACGCTATTGGTAGTAAGACGGATTCGGATAATGCGGCTCCTACTCCTGATCCTAGCGTTCTCGACCCATCCAAGTCCCGAACAGCGGGTCAGCCTGCTCAATCTTCGGTGCCAAGTTCGTATGACGAAGCTGGAATTAGCGGTGCAAGCGACACAATGAGGTCAGAAATTGCTCCTGATAAGTTAACGGTTGCGGAAGAGTTGATGATGAATCAACTTGAGGACGAAGGTGCGATTGATTTGAATCAGCTGCGTGACCTTGACCTAACACTGTTCGAAAGGCAGTCGGCTGCCGATTCAGCTATAACGAAGAAGATGGATGCAGATGCAAACATGCTGCAATTCGTTGCGGAGCAAGAAGCCATTGATAACAATGGAGCAATTAGTGCAGAGTTAGTAGACGAGATTCAGACTAAACTTTCTCCTGAACTTGCTGCGGAGGTGATTGAAACAGCGTCTAATGCGCCGTATGTCGATGCAAGCGGTCAAAGCCGTATGGACATTTTCTTAAATAATCAGGCTCCTAGCTCTCTTCCTGCTGCTCCAACGGAGGGCATTGCTCCAAAGGTTGACACAACCTCTGTGGGCGATGCGAGTATAGCCAAGGCCCCAGCATCTGGGATCGAGACTGTTGTAGCGAAAAGCCCTGACGACATCATTGCGGAACAGCGGGCGGCGGCTACAGAGGTCAAACTCCCTGTAGCCGAGGAGACCGCTGCGGTAGTCACGGAAAAAGCTGACGGCAACGCAGATGTTGAACTTTCGGAAGGCTCAACTTCTAAGACAGTTGTTGAGAAAGACGGAGACAGCAAGACGACTAGGAAGACTGGTGCCGCTGTTACTGAAACCGATACTGGTGCGACGGTTGAGCTTACACCGGAGCAGGAGGTCCAGGCTGTCGAAGAGTTGTATCAGAAGGCGGACGCTGAGATTGATAACGCAACGGATGTTAAAGCGGTTGAGGAGTTGTACCAGAAAGCTGACGCTGAGATTGATGCATTGACGGACACCGACACGGCGGCAGCAACGGACACGTCCACTGACACCACTACAGATACTAAAGTTCTTACGGAAGTTGGAGAGTTTCCAGAACCAGAAGTCGAGGTCGAAGAAGAAGTAGAAGTAGAAGTAGACCCAGACCCAGACGACGATGTCACTGTTGAGCTTGAAGAGGACGATACTTTTGTAGAGCCAATCACGTTTACTGATGAGAACGGCGATACGGTTACTGAGTGTCCAGAAGGTTACGTCATGGTTGAGGGCCCAGATGGCTCGATGTGCGAGAAGTCTGTAGAGAAAGTTCGTCAACGTGCGGGCATTAGTACGAGGGCTTATACAGGGTTGGCAGGTAACCGCGGTCGAGTAGGGTCGGGGCAGAGACGTAGAACGTCAACTTCCACAAGACGTGTGCGACCAACGAGTCGCCGATCATGAACCTACAGGCCTTACCAGAGGACGCCTTAAAAGAGATCTTGGCCTTAACCGAGGCCAAGAAGAAGCTGGACACTCGTGAAAAAGCGCATGATTATTTCATGCCGTTTGCTCATCATGTGTATGAGAACTTTATTGAGGGTCAGCATCACCGTGTTATTGCGGAAAAGCTGGAGCAGGTTGCGCAGGGCAAGCTGAAACGTCTGATTATCAACATGCCTCCTCGACATTCTAAGTCGGAGTTTGCGAGTTTCTTGATGCCAGCGTGGTTCTTGGGCCGAAATCCGAAGCTCAAGATTATTCAGGCGACACACAACACCGAGCTTGCAGTTCGGTTTGGTCGCAAGGTCAGGGATCTTATAGACGATCCACAATATAAGGACATCTTTCCTGATACCAATCTGAAAGAAGACAACAAGGGCGCTGGTAAATGGCAGACTGACAAGGGCGGCGAGTACTTTGCGGCGGGTGTTGGGGCTGCGGTTACGGGTCGTGGTGCGGATTTGTTCGTTATTGACGATCCACACTCGGAGCAAGACGCTCTGAGTGAGAGTGCGTTTGACAATGCGTATGAATGGTACACTTCTGGGCCTCGTCAGCGTCTCCAACCTGGCGGTGCGATCATAATTGTTATGACTCGTTGGGGTAAAAAAGACTTGACAGGCCGTTTGTTGGCCGCGCAGGGCAGCGATATCATGGCGGATCAGTGGGAGGTTGTGGAATTTCCTGCAATTCTGCCGTCTGACAAGCCGTTGTGGCCGGAGTTCTGGGAAAAAGACGCATTATTGGGAATTAAGGCGTCATTGCCTGTGCAGAAATGGAATGCGCAGTGGCAGCAAACGCCGACGAGTTCTGATTCTGCGATTATTAAGCGGGAGTGGTGGCAATCGTGGGAGAAGAAAGAGATCCCCCCTGTCAAGTACATCATTCAGTCGTATGACACGGCGTTTTCCAAGAAAGAATCTGCGGATTACAGCGCGATTACGACTTGGGGTGTGTTTGAGCCGGAGGAGGGCGGGTCTGACAATTTGATATTGCTGGATGCGCGACGAGGTCGGTGGAATTTCCCTGAACTAAAGGAAGTTGCCTATGAAGAGCACGAATATTGGGAGCCGGACATGGTTGTGGTCGAAGCGAAAGCGACGGGTACACCGCTTATTGACGAGTTGCGGCTTCGGGGTATTCCTGCGTTAGGATTTTCGCCAGGGAAAGGGCGCGATAAGGTCACTAGGATGCACATGGTTGCGCCATTGTTCGAAGCTGGTGTAGTATGGGCCCCAAACGACAAGAAGTTTGCGGATGAAGTTATCGAAGAAGTAGTTTCATTTCCTAATGGCGATCATGACGACTTTTGTGATAGCATGACGTTAGCACTGATGCGCTTTAGGCAGGGCGGTTTCGTTTCTCTGCTTGGCGAGGAAGAAGAACACGACGATTATCGTCGTAAGCGGGAGTATTACTGATGGCTTTGCCACCTCTTATAGATTCTGGAATATCTTCTGAAGATATGTTGCCGACGGATGCTTCTGTTGATGTGCCTGTTGAAGCTCAAGCGGAGATGTTTCCCAATGGGGCCGAGGTTACGCCTGATGGGGAAGGTGGTGCGATAGTTCAGGCGCTTCAAGAGATGATGATGTCTGCTGGGGAAGAGGAGCAGGTTCCTCATAACGCGAACTTAGCGGAGTACTTAGACGATGGTTATCTTGGGGAAATTTCGTCAGATCTTAGAGCGTCTTTTGAAGACGATATGGAGTCTCGTTCAGAGTGGGAAGAGACTTACACAAAGGGTCTGGATCAGCTTGGAGTTAAGTACCAAGAGCGCACTGTCCCGTTTGAAGGAGCTTCTGGAGTCACGCACCCGCTGATTGCGGAGAGTGTTACTCAGTTTCAGGCGCAGGCTTACAAAGAGTTGTTGCCTTCTGGTGGTCCTGTAAAGACTCAGGTCTTGGGTTTGCAGGATGCCCAGCGCGAGGAGCAGGCTGCTCGTGTCAAGGATTTCATGAACTACCAGATTATGGAAGTCATGGAGGAGTTCGATCCGGATATGGATCAGCTTCTGTTTTATTTACCGCTGTCGGGATCTACTTTTAAAAAGGTATACTTTGACCAAGCCAAGCAACGGGCGGTGTCTAAGTTTGTTCCGGCTCAAGATCTGGTTGTACCTTACGCTGCTTCTGACTTGGCTACGGCGTCTCGTGTTACTCATGTTCTTCGTATGGATGCGAACGAAGTACGCAAGATGCAGATTGCTGGTTTCTACCGGGAGGTAGAGTTAAGCAAGTACGAAGAGGGTGATGACGAGGTTCGCCAGAAGATCGACGAACTGCAGGGTACATCTAAGAGCTACACTGATGAAGTGTTTACTGTCCTCGAAATGCATGTCGATCTAGACATTGAGGGCTTTGAGGACATGTCTCCTGACGGAGAGCCTACGGGTATTGCTCTGCCGTACATTGTGACGATTGACGAGGGCTCTGGTGAGGTTCTTGCTATCCGTCGGAACTTTGAAGAGGGCACTCCTGTTGCCAAGAAGCAGCAGTACTTCGTTCACTACAAGTTTATGCCTGGTCTGGGATTCTACGGCTTTGGTTTGATCCACATGATTGGTGGTTTGGGTCGCGCTGCTACGAGTATTCTTCGCCAGTTGATCGATGCCGGGACCCTGGCAAACCTCCCAGCTGGGTTCAAGGCTCGGGGCGTAAGGGTTCGTAATGACGACGAACCCTTACAACCCGGAGAATGGCGGGACATTGACGCGCCTGGTGGCAACATTCGGGACGCGATTATTCCGCTTCCGTACAAAGAGCCGTCAGGAACGCTAGCACAGCTTCTAGGAGCCCTTATAGAGGGCGGTAGGCGTTTTGTGTCACTGGCAGACCAGCAGACGGGTGACGGCAACACAGAGGCCCCTGTAGGGACTACAGTGGCTATGCTTGAGCGTGGCATGAAGGTTATGTCGGCTATTCATAAACGCCTGCACTATGCGCAGCGTCAGGAGTTCCGTGTCTTAGCCCGGATCTTCTCTGACAACATGCCTGCGGATGGTTATCCATACGATGTGGTAGGCGGTGATCGCATGATCATGGCGGAAGACTTCGACGGTCGCGTTGATGTTATTCCTGTAAGTGATCCAAACATATTCTCGATGGCACAAAGGGTCACGTTGGCACAGACCCAGTTGCAGCTTGCGCAATCTAACCCACAGATGCACAACCTTCATGCGGCGTATCGTCGAATGTATCAGGCCCTTGAGGTCCAGAACATTGACGAGATTCTCCCACCACCACCCCAGCCGCAGCCACTGGATCCTGCCATCGAGAATGCCCGTGCTTTGATGGGCGAAATCTTAAATACATTCCCAGAGCAGGATCATGACGCTCATATTCGGATGCATATGTCGTTCATGAAGACTCCGCTTGTGGCAACGTCTCCGCAGGTTATGGGCACGTTTTACGCGCACGTCATGGAGCACGTCTCTCAGAAGGCGCGTAAGATGGTTGCAGCGGAGATCGAGGGTATTATTGGTCAAGCTCAATTGGCTGCACAGAGTGGGGCTATTGATCCACAGGCGGCACAGGCGCAGATTGCGAAGGTCCAACAGGATATGCAGGACCCCGGTCAGATGGAACTGTTGATATCGATGCAGATGGAAAAGATCATGTCGGAGATCCTGCCAGGGCTTCTCCCTGCAGGCAACAGTGCAATGGACGATCCTTTGGTTCAGATCCGGATGCAGGAGCTTGCTATCAAGCAAGATGACTTGCAGCGTAAGAAAGAGGACGATCAGGGTCAGATGCTTATTGAGTTGCAGAAGATGCAGCAACAGGCTGCGACTTCGGCGGCGCGGATTGAAAGCCAAGAGGACATCGCGGAAAACCGTAATGACGTTAACCGCGAGCGGATCGAGGTTCAGCGTCAGGCTATGGAGCGGAGAAATGCCACTTAAATCGGGTAAATCTAACGATGTAATCAGCCAGAACATTAAGACTGAAATGGCTGCTGGAAAGCCGCAGAAGCAGGCGGTTGCCATTGCTTTAAGCAATGCAGGGAAAACTAAGTATTCTTCTGGCGGCACGGTCAACAAGCGGTTCAGTCCGATAGCCCGACCTCAGAGGTTTGTCGGGGAGTTCTAGTCCCATGATTGATCCGGTTACTGCTGTGGGTCTTGCGACAAGTGCGTTTAATATTCTCAAGCAGGGTATTAGCGCGGGCAAGGATATTCAAGAAATGAGCGGTACTCTTGCAAAGTGGGGGGCCGCTTTTTCTGATTTTCAGTATGCTGAAGACAAGACAAAGAACCCTCCGTTTTACAAAATGATGTCTGATAATAGCGCCAGTGCTATCGAAATATTCGCTCAGAAAAAGAAGATGGAGTCCATGAGAAAGGAAATAAAAGACCATATATCATGGACTTATGGGCCATCTGCTTGGGAGGAAGTTCTCGCTATCGAGGGCGAGATGCGCCGCATCCGCAAAGAAGAGGCTTACAAAAAGCAAGAGGCGATAGACAACGCGATCAACTTTGTCGTTGGCTCAGTCATATTTATCATTGCTGCCGCTGGTGTAGTGACTGGTTTTTATTACTTGGGCAAATATCAGGGGAAGTGGTGATGTGGTTTTTAGTTTGGTTCCAAGTTATGAACAACAACATAGAGCACTATCAACTCAATCAGTTTACTACTCAGAACGAGTGTGAAGAAGCTCTTGAAGATGCAAAGGTCTTAATAACTACAAGTCAAACCACGGTGTACTGCTTTGAGGTTATTCCAGAATAAACGAGGAGATTACGTTGTATATGACAAATATGGAAAAGTTGTTATAATAACCCACCACAAGCACCACGCGGTTGCTTACGCCAAGAGGATAGAAGATGCCGAACGAGTACGACCTAAACGGAAACGGAAAGATTGACCCGGTTGAGCATGAGATAATGCTGGAGGACCGTCGCCGTCGCATGGAAGACGCAGACGCCAAGAGAGACGCGCAGAGGCGCATGACTTGGTTTGCGTTGTCTGGTATGATCTTATACCCTTTGGTAATCCTAGTGGCTTCTGTGGCGGGTTTAGACACCGCTGCGAAACTGATGGCTGAAATTGCCGCTGTGTATGTGATTGGTGCATCCGGCATTGCCGCTGCATATTTTGGTTTTAACGCAATGGAGAGTAAGAATAATGCTTCAAGCTCTGATAGGTCCGATCGCTAGCCTTGCTGGCGGATGGCTGGACGCAAAGACTACTAAGCAGGCCGCAGAGGCCAAGCTCAAGCTAACCGAGGCGGAAGCCAAGGCTAAGATAATGCTGTCGGAACACACGAGCGTTGCCGACTGGGAGCGCATCATGGCAGAGGGTGCGAAGTCCTCTTGGAAAGACGAATGGTTTGTTATTGTTCTGTCTATCCCGTTGATTTTAGCCTTTATTCCCGGTGCAGAAGGTTGGGTAGATCGTGGGTTTGAGCAGCTTTCCAAAGCGCCGGACTGGTATTTTTACAGCTTAGGTATTGCAATAAGCGCCAGCTTCGGTGTCCGTGGTGCGCAAGCCTTGTTTAAGAGGAAGTGATGGAAAACTTAAAGTTACCTGTGGCCCTTGTGGCAGCGATGGCTGTGCAACTCGCGGCTGGTGTTTGGTGGGTGAGCCAACAGGCGGCTACGATTGCGAGCCTTGAGGAGACTGTTAGCCAGATTGGTTCCAAGATGGCGATTGAGGACAACGTGAACTTGAAACGGGACGTTCAAGACAACGCCATGGAATTGGAATATGCTTTCGATGAGATTGAGGAACTCTGGGAAGAGTTGGCCTACTTAGCTGGCACTATAGGTCAGATCACTAAGTTGCAGCAACGAGTGGCTCTGATCGAGAACGATTTGAAATATATCAACCGTGACCATAATGGGGTCATGGACATGAAAGGTGGTATGAAATGACATACAAACTTGGAAACCGTAGCAATGAGCGGCTTGAGGGCGTTGATGCTTCTCTGCAAGCCGTTGTACGCACGGCTATTGGAATTAGCGAACAGGACTTCAGTGTAATTTGCGGCCTTAGAACCCGCAAAGAACAGGAAGCGTTGGTCGCGAAGGGTGCTTCACAGACTATGAAGAGCAAGCACTTAGGTGGTTACGCCGTTGATTTGATGGCATATATTGACGGGGGCAGATGGGAATTAAATCTCTACGATGAGATTGCGGACGCCATGAAGACTGCTGCAAAAGATTGCGGGGTCAAACTCCGCTGGGGAGCGGCCTGGCATATCGATGATTTTGGGGCCTATGAAGGCACTGCAGAAGAAGCTATGAACGAGTATGTAGACTTACGTCGTTCACAAGGCCGTCGTCCCTTTATCGATGCGCCTCACTTTGAGATAATGGAATAGGAGAGAACAATGCCTGCACCAATGAAATCTATGCGCCCGAAAGCGCGGCCAAAGAATCTAGGTAAGTCTATCTATGGGGATGAAGAGAAAAGCACCAGCAGCCCTGATGGTATTTATGTGACAGAGCGCGACGAGGCAGATGCGGTTTCTCGTGGAAACAGAGAAGCGAAACGTCGTGCAGAAGACACTCAAAACTTTATGATGGGTGGAGAAGTTCGCCCAGGTGATGTCCGTGACAGCGGCAAACGAGGGAAGTGTTACTGATGCCTACAATTATGATCAGCATCCTTCCGGATGGCATGCCCGTTGATACGATGGAAGAGACTGAAGAGGGCGGCTCTTGTCCTCTTCCCACTCAGGACGAAGACATGAACATGGAAAACCGTGACATGGCTGAGTACGAGTACAATTATCGAGAGCCCAATACTTCGGTGGCGTTTCGCAATGATCAAAGCTGTGGGTCTTGCGGTATGTATAACCAGACAGAGTCCATGCAGGAGTGCATAGGAGATGAATCTGGAGACACTGGGTATTGCCAATTGCTCAAATTCGTGTGTAGTAGTCAGAACACATGCGACGAGTGGGCAGAAGGTGGACCGATTACATCTGACCTACAAGGAGAATATAAGGATAACTTGTAATGGATGTTGTCGATTGGGCAAAGTACATGTATAAGAAACTCGAGGAGCAGGAGAAGTCTATTTCCGATGCCCTCGCGAGTGGTGCTGTCAAAGATTGGGAACAGTACAAAATGTCTGTAGGAGAGATACGGGGCCTCTCTTTTGCGCGAGAAGAAATTAAGGCCCTGCTGGAGAGAAACGTAGACGATGTCGAAGACCTTATATCTTCCTGAACACGTTGCGCAGAAAATTAACAAAGAGAAGGACACGGCAAAAGCTGAGTCTGAGCCTTTGAAAAGCGCATATGTTGACGCTAAAGAACGGGTGTTAGACCCGTCCCTTTTAGACAAATCTCTACTCGAACGTCTCCCGCAGCCAACAGGTTGGCGGGTTTTAGTTATGCCGTATCAAGGTAAAGCTAAGACGGCGAGTGGTTTATACATCCCTGATGAGATCCGAGAGCGTGAGTCTGTGGCTACAGTTGTGGCCTATGTGATGAAGCTCGGCCCATTGGCGTACAAAGACACAGACAAATTTGGCCCAGGTGGAGAACCCTGGTGTAAAGAAGGTCAGTGGGTATGCATCGGTCGGTACTCTGGATCTCGATTTAAGATCGACGGGGGAGAAGTTCGCATCATCAACGATGACGAAGTTATCGCAACGCTCTTAGAGCCTGACGATATTAAGCATGTATAGGAGGTAGGTTATGTCTGAAGAAGAACAAGATATTGTGGTTGAGGAACCAGAACAACAGGAAGAAGAAAAAGCTCCTGTTGCTGCTCAACCGGAAGAAAGTGAGTTAGATTCGTACAGCAAGGGCGTACAGAGTCGGATTAAAAAACTTACTGAAAAGTATCGGCAGGAAGAGCGCGACAAGGCTGAAGCCGTGCGCGTCTCAACTCAGTTGCTTGAAGAGAACAAGAAACTGAAAAGTCGTGTACAGGCCTTGGATACAGGGTATCTGAACGAGTATGGCTCCCGCATTGAGTCCCAGACGGATGCAGCCAAGCGTGTGTATAAAGAAGCATACGAGGCGGGTGACACAGACAAGATGTTGGAAGCGCAGCAGGCCCTGTCGAATATTGCGATAGAAACTCAGCGGTATAACACGGCTAAAGCTCGTGCAGACCAACAGGCTAAAGTACAGGTTCAACGTCAGCAGCAGCAGCAGGCTCCGCAACAACAGCAGGCTCCGCAACAACAGCAGCAGCAGCAGGCTGATCCTCGCGCTAAAGATTGGGCCACTAAGAACGAGTGGTTTGGTCAGGACAAGGTTATGACTGCAGCGGCTTTTGCGCTTCACAGTCAACTCACCGATGACGAGGGGTTTGACCCAAGCAGCGATGAGTACTATACTGAGGTTGATCGTCGTATTCGTGCGGAGTTTCCGCATAAATTTCAGACGACTAAGAAATCGGGTGGAGGAAGTCAGGTCGCTTCTGCTGGTAACTCCGCATCCCGCAGCACTAACAAACAGGGGCGCAGGTCGGTCAAGCTGACGCATTCACAAGTAGCGATTGCTAAGAAGCTAGGCGTACCTCTCGAAGAATACGCCAAGTATGTGAAGGAGTAATAACATGGCTGATAGAAAACCTCGCGCAAGCGAAACTCGCGATACAGAAACGCGCAGAAAACCATGGGCACCGCCCAGTCACCTTTCCGCACCACCCGCACCTGATGGGTTCGTGCATCGATGGATTCGAGTCGCAATGCGCGGCGAAGAAGACAAGATGAACGTAAACGCTAAGTTGCGTGAAGGTTGGGAACCAGTTCGTAAGGACGAGTACCCCAACTACGAAGCTCCTACTATCGACGATGGTCGATATGAGGGCATCATCGGACAAGGCGGACTGATGCTGTGCCGTATACCTGAAGAAACAGTAGCAGAACGAACTGCATATTACGGGGGCAGAACCCGCGAACAGATGACTGCTGTAGATCAGGACCTGATGAAGGAGCAACATCCTTCAATGCCGATTCAGAACAGTCGGCAAAGTCGTGTAACTTTCGGCGGTCGCGGTCGCGACTCCGAGTAATTGAAAAAGGATTGCTACGATGGCAAATACTAACGGTGCATTCGGACTACGTCCGGTAGGCGTCCAGGGTTCTGGCGCAAACACCACTGGTACAACCGAATATCGTATTGCGTCCGGAAACTCTAACGCGATCTATCAAGGTTCTCCTGTTATCCCGCTTTCAACTGGCTTTATTGACATTGTTGGCGCGGCTGCAGGGGGCACTGTAGGTCTTCTTGGTGTTTTCTGGGGATGTGAATACGTTTCGTCTACTACTGGTGAAAAGATTTTCTCAAACTCATGGCCTGGTTCTGGTGCGGATTCTAATCATCCCATCAAAGCCTTTGTCTATGACAACCCAAATCAGACATTTGTAATCGCATCCAGTGCATCGCTCACAAGCGAAGCTACTGCTCGCGGTCATGTGTTTGCTAATGCGAACTTTGCAGCGGCTACAAGTGGCGTTTCGTCCACTGGTATTTCTTCTGCGACGTTGGGTGTCAGCACAATCGCCGCCACCGCTGCGCTTCAGTTGCGTATTGTCGGTATTCAGGACGACCCTGAAAACCAAGA